ATCAAAGCGTGATTTATGGGGTTGTCATATTGAGTTGGGGGGTGCCTTTAGGGGGGAACCTAAGGAGATTGACAAGTTAGAAATTATGCTATCATTCACGCAACTATATATCCAATGAACGAAGTTCTATTCAACACTATAAGATTAGGAATATCAATGGTGGATACTCTTTGCAACGATACACGACTAGGGAACACAAACATAAGACATAACAAGACATACAATATCAACAAAGGGGGGGGATAGAACAAACGAAGACATATACACACAGCACAACACAACACATGTAACGAATATAAGATAACAACAACACATACGCAAATCCTGTAAGCCTTGCACCGCACGTATATCATGGGCAGGTAAAGTTGGGGTTTAACATGGGGTGGGACTTCTTATGTAACGTTATACCTTAGAATATTATTGGTAAATATCTCTCTTATAAAAAGACAGGGTAAGGACTTCAGCAGTAATAGAAAGAGAGAGTAAAAGGAACTACAACTAAAGTCCTTGTCCTGTGTTCTCGTGTTTGGCGTGAGCGGGCATAGAGAGGGGTCGGCTTGAAAAATTATTGTTTAAAGGTCTTGGGTACTGAGTTTGCCTTTCTAGTTTATACTGCCACGTATCCTCAGCTTTTAGAGTCCCGGTCTCTCCTTTACCTGTTCCTTTTACTTGATAATTAGTATTTGTCTACTTACCTTAGCATACTTACAGAATAAAGCAAAAAGTCTCACTTGCGTGAGACCCTTTGCCGAAAGGAGGATAACCATGAATAAGAAATATCCTGCTATAACTATAGCATAAATACACAATATGTTGTAGTATATTTCTATAATATGCCAAATATAGTATGTGAGCTACCCGACTGTAATAATAAGCTACCTAAAGGACAAAGAAAATATTGTTCTAAACAATGTAAATGGAATAGGGATAAGCGTGTACAACGTGCTAAAGAAGAAGGTAAAGAATACTTAATAGAAAAAAAAGAAATTAATAAATCCCCTACTTACTCTAAAGATAAAGAAGGTAGGACCTCACCAAGACGTGGACCTCTCTATGAAAAATTTATATCGCTTGGTTATGCAAGGGATTTAGCTGAAGAACGCATTGAACAGGCAGAAGTATCAGAAGACATGAAATGTACTGTGGCTCATGTATCTCGAATGTTTGCTGCTTATAAAGAGGATATGGCTCGTGAGATGGAGCAGGCTGAATGGTCAATACCTGAAGAAGCAAAAAAATCATTAAAATCTTTTTCCAAGTTTCGTAAACGTTATTTCTTAACAGAGAAGGGCGTACCATTTCAGACAGCACCTTTCCATACAAATTGGATTAAAAACATACTTAAGGCTATCAAAGAAGGTGGGCAGTTACAAATACTAAGTCCTCCTAGACACGGCAAGACAGAACTACTAATACACTTTTGTATTTGGGAAATATGTAAAAATCCTAACATACGTATTATGTGGGTAGGTGGTAACGAAGATATTGCTAAGAACTCTGTAGCATCTGTACTTGACCAATTAGAGACAAATGAAAAGTTAGCAGAGGATTTTGTTGGACCGGGTGGTACTTTTAAACCTGCTACACGTACAGGTAAGTCATGGTCACAAACAGGTTTTACTGTAGCTACTAGAACAGTATCAGGAATTAAATCTCCAACTATGGTTGGTATTGGTAGAGGCGGTAAAATTCTATCAAGAGACTGTGACTTAATTATTGCAGATGACATTGAGGACCATAGTTCTACTGTACAACCTTCTGCTAGAGAACATACAAAGAATTGGTGGACAACAACTTTAGGTTCACGTAAAGAGGAACATACAGCTATTGTTGTTATTGGTTCTAGACAGCATCCTGAAGATTTATATAGTTCATTACTTGATAATCAAGCATGGGAAAATATAGTAGAAGAAGCACACGATAGTAGTTGTTCAATACCTGAAGCAAATGTAGAAGAACATTATGATTGTATGTTGTGGTCAGGATTTAGAACTTTCAAATGGTTAGAGTCAAGAAGACAAGACTCTATGACAACAGGTGGTTTACAGAGATATGAGATGGTATATCTTAATAAAGCTATAGCAGGTGGGTTACAAATTTTTAATCCTGAATCTATAGAGGCATGTAAAAAGTATGATGCAGCTATTGGTGTAGTTCCTAGTAATTCTTATTTAGTAGCAGGACTTGACCCGGCAGCTACAGGTTATCAAGCTGCAGTTTTATGGGCAGTTACGTTTGACCCTTTTGCTATGGTTTTAGTAGATATAGATAATCAACACGGTGGAGGTATAGACCAAGCATTAAGAGTTATACAGGAATGGAAACAGAGATATGATTTATATCATTGGGTTATAGAAGAGAACAACTTTCAAAAAGCTATTAGACAGGACACAAGAATTAAAGAGTTCTGTAATATGAACGGTGTAATACTAGAAGGACATGAAACTTATAAAAATAAATGGGACCCACAGTTTGGTGTTACAGCTATGGCTAGTTTGTTTGAAGAGAACAAAATAGTCTTACCATACGGTAATCCTGAATCACAAGTTAAGATAGACCAATACAAAAAACAATTAATTTATTTTGCTTCTAAAGGACAAAAGAAAAATAAAACTGTAAGTGACATTGTTATGGCTAGTTGGTTTCCAATGAAAGTTATAAGGCGTATAAGTAAGACATCTTATGCTAGTATGGAATATGATTACGAACCTAGCTATTATGGGTTTGAAGAAACAGATATGAACGAAGCACCGTGGTGATATGAAAGTAGACAACATTATAGATAGAGTAGTGGAATTAAAAGCACTACACGATAAAGCAATACCTGATAGAGATAAATTTAGAAGAATTATTAACGGTGGTACAGAAGGAATACAAGCATTACTAGGTGCTAATGCTGCTATGGCTGATTCTGATTTACCCGCACCTAACTTATTATTATCTGCATTAGACAGGATTGCACAAAAAATTGGTAGGGTACCTAACTTAGAAATACCATTGTCTGTAAATAAAGATAGCGTTAGAGCTAAAGATAGAAGAGACAAGCTAGAAAGAATTATACACGCATATGATGACCATCAAGATTTACATATGCAATTACCACAGATAGGTAGATGGTTACCGGGTTATGGATTTGTTGTTTGGACTATACAAACTAAATACGACCCTACAGGTAAACCATATCCTTGTGCCGTATTAAGAGACCCATACGATTGTTATCCGGGTTACTACGGTACAGCACAACAACCTGATGAACTAGGAGTTATACGTAGAATACCTGAAGCAGATTTAATACAAATGTATCCTGAACTAAAAGGTTATTTCAATACTAAGAATAAAAGAAAAGCACCGGGTGGCGTACCTATAACAGGTACAGCATCTATATCATCTCCTGATGCAGAGAGATGGGAAAGTTCACGTGGTGGTGAAGTAATAGTAGAATACATGAACGAACTAGGAACACATGTTGTACATGTAGCTAGTAGAAAAATTGTAGACTTTGTACCTAACCCATTAAAATCAGGACCTGCATTTGTTGTAGCAAAAAGATTTTCTTTCGATGCATTACAAGGACAGTTTGACCAAGTTATAGGTTTAATGTCAGCTATGGCAAAAATAAATATTATGTCAGTTATTGCTATGGAAGATGCAGTATTTACAGAAACAAACATTGTTGGTGAATTAGAATCAGGCAAATATAGAAAAGGTAGACACTCTGTAAATTATTTGTCTCCGGGTACACAAGTTGTAAAACCTGTAACTAATTTACCTTATCAATTGTTTGACCAAGTATCTAGATTAGAAAGACACCTACGTGTTGTTGCAGGATACCCTGTACAAGATGATGCTATATCTCCTAACTCTTTTGTTACCGGTAGAGGACTAGAGGAATTAAATAGCGGTGTTGGTCAAATGGTTAGAGAGTATCACACAATATTAACTACAGCTTTACAAGAAGTAGATTACAAAAGATTAGAGTATGATGAATTAGTTCATGGTAATGTTAAACGTTCTATATCCGGTGTCTATAGAGGTAGTGTTTTTGAAGAAAGTTATAAACCTGATGTAGATATTAAAGGTGCATATAAAACAATACGTAAGTATGGAGCTATGGCATCTTTTGATGAACCTCAAAAAATTGTAACAGGCTTACAGTTATTACAAGCAGGTATTATAGACAAACAAACTATGCAAGAAGAAATGGATGGTTTAGACAACTTACAATCTATTAATGATAGAATTACAAAAGAAAAAGCAGAAAGAGTGTTGTTTGATTCTTTACTTGCACAAGCACAACAAGGTAACATGCAGGCTATGTCAGCATTAAGTTCTATATATAAATCTCCAAAAGATATGGTAACTATATTAGAAAACTTTTTTGAACAAGCACAAGATGAACAAGAAGAACAACAAGCTGCTGCACAAGCTATGATGATGCAACAACAAGGTGGTATGCCAAGTGTTGCTCAAGCATTTGGAGGAATGGGTTAATGGAAGAGTTTAAAGAAATTATATGGAAAGAATTTAATTATGACGTTAGTGTAGCAGAAACGTTGCGTGAAAGACATATGCATAAAATAGAAACATACAACGAAGTAAATGAGACATTAGCTATGCCTGAGATATATTTTCCGGGTTTAGGATTTTTAAGAATAGAATTTGTACCGGAGGAACCCGATGTCGAAGAGACGTACTAGAGTAGAAAAAAATCCTGTTGCAGGTGGTAGACCTTCTTATGATGAAGCACCTGTAAAAAATATACCTCGTGCTCCCGGTGACCCTACAGGTCAAAGTACAGATTTATTAAATCAACAACAAGGTGCACCAATGGCTAGAGAAGCAGAATTAGGAGCTGATGCTAGTCAACAACAAAACAATGCACCAATGAGTTTACCCGATGCTTTTGGTCCGGGTGGTGGTAACATACCAATAAACAATAGTATGCCTGCTATTGGTCCTGCATTATCTATGTCTAATGGATTGACTAGAGATGATGTAGATTTATTGTTAGAAGAAATTAATGGAATAGTTCCAAGTTACGAAACAGCCGCACTAATTAGACGAGGACAAGTATCTAGTCAAGAGCAACCCTAATGGCATTATTTTATCATATGCCTCCTTGGATGGAAGATAAAGCTTCTAAACAAGCAGAAGCTACTCATCAGAAACGTTTAGCGTTTAGAAACTACGTTGCACAAAATCCACAGTTTACTTCTTCGTTACAAGAAAATTCTGTAGCATTTGGTTTCTTACCTACCGATACTATTGTAGGTGCCTCATTATATGGATTAGACCCAAGTAGACCTGAGTGGGATGCCATAGTAGACAAGTGGTTACAAAACGAAGCAGAAGAACAAAGTAAATTTAAAGAAGCAGGTAAGGCGGCATTACGTATGGCTTTTACAGGTTTACAATCTATGGCTGACTCTATAGATAAAACATATAAAGCTAATGCACAGGCATTAATGGATAGAGGTATGAAACCTTGGAACATTGTTGCTTGGGGTGCTATGTCTACTATAGACCCTACATATGCTGATGATGTTATGAATTATTATAGAGCACAACCTGATACACCATTTGTACAAGCAATTAACAAAATGAAAAATAATGAAAAAGTTAATTTAGGTGATGGAGTATTAGGAGAAAGTACAAAAGCTGAAGAAACAGAAATATATCAAGAATTAGTTGGTATGGGTGCTGACCCTGCAATTGTAGGACAAAGATTACAAGAAGAGTTGGGTGAGCCGATAACAAGTAATTATAGAGAAGAGGTAGCTAACTTTGGTAGTTATACAACTAACAATGGAACAGTTCCTTTATCTATTGGTAGAAATATAGCAGTAGAATTATTTGAACCTGATGATTGGCAGTTTAAATTAATGTCTACAATATTTGATGGTGCATGGAGATTAGGCACAGACCCTGCTTTATGGGCAGGTAGTGCATATGGTAAATTAGCTAAGTCAGTTAAAAAAGCTCCTTCTATATATACAAAAGATGTAATAAAAAGTAATGAAGCATTAGGTGCAGCACGTTCTGCAGGATTAGTAGACACTATGTATAGACGTGTAATAAACAAACCTGCATTACAAGATTACTTTAGAAAATCAGAATCAGGTTATCGTATTGCTGAATATTTATCTAATGCTACAACTCATAAAGAAATACAAGCATTATTAAATTATGAAGGTACTGCAGCTTTGTACGGTGCAATTAAAAAAGCTAAGACACCTGAAGCTGTAATTGATTTGTTAGTACCACATATGGGTACTTCTATTAAACATAGATTAGATAAAACTTCTTTATTAACACGTGCAGTTCCTACTAGAGTTGCAGGTGGATTGTACTCTGCAGCAAAAGGTAAAGGTTTTCAATTTGGTTTTGATGTAGGTTCAGCTACTGCAGTTAGGTCTTTAGGTGCAGATGGTACAGCATTAGGACAAATGCTAGCATCAGCATTTCCTGTAGAAAAATTAGAAGTTAGAAACTTAGATAGAACATATAAACAATTAGCAGAGTGGATGAAGTTTGCAAATGTATCTGTTAAAAAACAAGATGAAGTATTAGATAGGATAGCTGAAATGGCAGCAAGGCAAGCTACAACAGACGATTTAGATTTTGTAAATAACTTTAATACTATTGTAGATATTTGGAATAACCCTGCAGGTACAGGTGTATTAAATGATATTACAAGCAGTTTAAAAGAAGCAGGTATACCTGAAGCAGTTCTTAAAGGTGTAGAAAAATGGTGGGCATCTGTAGATGAAACAAGAAAGTATTTCGTTACATTAGGACAAAAAGAAGGTGTAGGTATTAATACAGGTCAGATAATACCCGGACAAAAATTTAAATCATTAAAAGTAAATGGAGAAGAAGTATTTTTATCACAACCAACAGCACAGCTTATATCAGAATATGTAGCTGAAGGTTTTATACCAATGCCTGATATTAGAACATTTGTAAAACTTGTAGGACCATTACGTACATTTGTAGGAAAAGTATTAACTTTAGGTATAGCAGATACTGCTAGTGTACAAAGATTTATGACTAAACCTTTAGCACGTTCTATTGAACTAGGAGTAAAAAGAGAATTAGATGACGTAGCTCATGGTTCATTAACAGGACTAGAAGCAATAGAAGATTTATTTTATAAAGGTTTTGTTGCTAAAGCTACAAGAGTAACTAAACGTGGTGAGTTTATAGATGACGCTATACAGCTACAAGAAGCAGCAATTACAAGATTAGCTAGTGGTGTTATGCAGAAAATATGGAAACCTTTAGTGTTATTAAGACCTGCATGGACAGCACGTGTTATAGGTGAAGAACAATTACGTATGGCTTCAGCAAATATGGATTCAGTATTTTATCACCCTACTTCATGGTTTGGTTGGGTACTAGGTAGAACACCTGCGGAAAGAAGTAAGTTATTAAAACTATATACAAGATTTACAGGTGATGAAGAGTTAGCTGTAACTAAGTTAACAGCATTTAAAGATAAGTTTGGTAAAGGTATGTATGACATTACAGGCAATGTTACTTCTCATCATTATGACCATATAGGTGCTATGTCTATGGGACATGGTGGTTGGTTAGGTGTAGACCCTGAACGTTCTAGATATTGGAAATATGTTAACAGACCAAAAGGACCTGATATAGAAGGATTTGATAAAGGTTGGGCTAGAGGTTTATTTATATTAGAAAAAGATGCATTAGTTAAAGAATTAGCAAAATTTCATAGACCGGGTATGACACAAGCAAGTTTAGATGAAATAGTAGAGAGATTTGTAAATGGTGACTTACGTTACATAAGAGAATCCTTTGCAGGAAATGTAGATGATGCGTTTGTTAATAGTAAAAAAATAATTTTGGAATCTGACCAAAAAGCTAGAGAGTATGTTGAATCAGTATATGCACGTGTACATTATGAAACAGGTGGTGCATATGAAGTAATAAATAAAAATACAGGACGTGTTTATGGAATGGGTGATGAAATAAATCCTGAAGAATGGATTAATGATGCTTTTACATATCGTATAACTAAACAAGGTGATACAGAACTTATACAAGATTTCTTAGGTGCTGTACCTAGAGAAGGTGGACAGATATCACAATTTACATTAAGAGGTATAGTTAATCCTGTAACAAAGAAAGATAGAATTATATATCTTGGTGAAGGCGAATCACAAGAAGCGTGGTTACAATTTTCAAAATGGTTAGGTACAAAAAAAATTCCTAATAGACCACCAACAGTTAAAGCACAAAGATTTGATGTATCACATGAATGGGGTTCATCTTTAGATAGTACATTAGAAAATTTATTTGATATGTTTATGTCTAGACCTACTAATCAATTGTCACGTTCACCTGCATTTAGACAATTTTATTGGGACGAAATAGCAGACCTATTACCACATATGGATAATGTATTACGTGACCAAGTAACTAAACAAGCTTACGCATCTAATGTCATGAAAGGTTCATTAGGTAAAAAAATTAAAAATGCTATTAAAGAACAAAAGACAGGTAACTATACACGCACATTAAGAGATGCTGATATTGTACAAGTAGATGAGTTAGCTAAAGCTACAGCGTTAACTAAGACACAAGAACTATTGTATGACTTAAACAAAAGGCATGTTACTTCTGAGATACTACGTAATATAATTCCATTCGCAGAAGTATATATTGAAGTATTAGGAACATGGAAAAGATTATTATCAGCTAATCCTGCAATACCTAGGTATGCACAAATGGGTATTGACGGTGCAAAGAAAAGCGGTTTTGTATATACAGACCCACAAACAGGAGAAGAGTTTTATAACTTTTCACAATTTGGCGATAAGTTATTAACTAAATGGTCTGTAGGTACAGCAGAGGAACAAGTAGGAGATGTACAAGCTAGAGTACAAACACCTTCTAGATTAGAAGGATTAAACATGATTACAGGTGGTATTGGTTTAGGATTAGGTCCTATAGGTACAGTACCTATAAATTACATATTGCCACCCGGAGATTTAGAACCACAAGTAGAAAAATTAATATTTCCTTTTGGTAGACCTGACGAATTACAAGACCAATTCTTACCGGGTTGGGTTAGAAAATTACAATCTATAATGAGCGATGACCCACAAAAAAGAAAACTATATGAAGATACTTTAATTGACGTAATGAAAGTTCATATAGATATAGGTTTGTATGATGATTCTACTCCTGAGTTACAAGCTAAATCATTAGATAGAATTAAAAAAGGTGCAACAGCTATTGTTACGTATAGAGCTGTAACACAGGGTGTATTACCTACACAAGCATTTGTAAAGTATGAATACAAAACTTCTGTACCCGGTGCTGCATTACATTTAACTCCTGACCAAATAGAAGAAAACCCTGCTTGGTTTGAAACTACTTTGTTTAGTGACGCATACTACAGAGCATTAGCTAGATTTGATGGTGATGAATTAAGAGCTACAGATTGGTTTGTTAAACAATTTGGATTTAATCCTGTAGCATTAACTACTTCTAAATCTAAAGAAACTATACCTACATCTTATACAGAAGAAGGTACATTCTTTGCCGCAGCTAATCCTGAGTTATTTGAACGTAATCCTAATACTGCTTATTGGTTGTTTCCTGATGCACCTACTGATGAATTTTATTTAACTGCATATACTAACAGTTTTATTACAGGTGCTAGAAAAGCTAGAGACTTAGATGAATGGTATGAAGATGGATATAAAACAGCATTGTTTAATTTAGCAAAAGAAAATTTAAGACGTAATTTATACGAAAATCCAAACATGGCACTAGATGCCGCAGGTAGAGATAATATGTATAAAATGGGCGTTATAGAGCTAGCAGACGTATATGAGATAAAAGAGTATCCATCTATAAGTGCTGTGCCTGTAAGTTCTCAAATGGAGGAATTAAAACGTATGTTAGTAACTGAAGCAGATACTGTAGTTAAATTACCTAATGGTACTTCTTCTAAAGTAAAAGACTTACCTATAACAAATGCATTAAATGCTTACTTACAACAAAGAGATTTAATGTTAGGTGGTTTACAATTCAGAACAGGAGATACAACTGCATCATTAGCTAGAGCTGATGCACAACAAGAACGTGCTTTATTACAAGAAGTTGCAGATAAACTTATCCGTATATCCCCTGAATTTTATTTTTGGTTTTATAATGTAGGTGTGCGAGAATTTAGAGATACTGATACAATGGAATTACCATTATTTGACGGATTTGAATTATGACAATACAAGAAGCTTATAACAAAATAGTACCATGGCTTGAGTATGCTATTGTTGTAGAATTATTTACAGCGTATGGAACTAAAGAAATAGCACTTGGAAATGTAGGTCAAGTAGAAAATCAAGTAAATTTTTTAGTTGATTCTAACCCACATGGTTTATCAGCATCTGATGCGGCAGCATTAAAACAAATGTTAATGGAACAAGGCACAGAATTGTTTAATTATTATGACGGAAATATAAATGCTTTAACAGTACGTAAAGAAGAATTAGCAATGGTGTTACCAACAATGGTACAAGAAGCACCTGATTTGTGGAGAGATATACTTGACCAAAGCAGAATGACAGATGCCGAAAGAGAATATGCAGAATGGGAAGAGTCACAAAGAGCATTAAATGAAATGTTAGGTGATGATTTAAATCAAAAAACTATGACAGGAATAATAGGTAATATGATGTCAGGTGAATTTTATGGTATTGCAGGTAATCCAACAATAGGAGCTAGAACTCTTACAGGCAATGGTTCAGTACCTATATTTCAAGTAGGTGTAGAAACTAATCTTTATTCAGACCCACACATACAAGCAAGTGGACAAACATGGTTACAAGATATACAACTAAGATTAGTAGAGTTAGGTTTATTAGGAGATTATATAGGAGATGAAGATAGAACTATATTTACTCCTAATCAACTAGACCAAGCAACTATTCGTGGTTTACGAGATTTAATGTCTACACTAAACAGAGGTGGACAATACTTACCTGCAGCACAGACATTGTTATCTGATTTTAAAGAAGCAGGTTTAGATATTGGTGGATTAGAAAAAGCACTTGCATCTAATGACACATCAGCAATAGCTGCATATTTATCTGATGTAGCAGCAAGTCCTGAAATGAAATCTATATTTCATAATTACCTTGTTACAGGTGCAGATAATTTAATTAAAGAAAAAAGAAAATTAGGTGCAGATATGCAAATTATTGTTACACCTTCTTTCCAATCAAGAATAGCTGATGCTAAAACTACATGGCAATCAATAACAGGTAGTATGATGAATCCGTATTTAGCAGCAGTAGCAGCAAAAGAAATAGGTCAGATATATGAAGACGTACAATTATCTGAAGGTAAATACATGAGCCAATATGGCACAGCAAATAGTATTTATAAGAAAGCACAACAAGATAGAATTACAGGTAACGCACCCTCTAGTGTTGTTAAACCTATGTCTAACCCATTAGATTTTATAGAACAAAAAATATCAGAAAGCATAACTAAAATGGCAGTAGAAGATAACGCAGCTTACGCAGAAGGAAACATGCAAAGAAATTATGGTACAAATCTATGGGCTATTCTTAGTAATTTGGGTTAGTATGTCATATAACTTTCATGAAGACAATGTCATCCCACACATAGAACCTGAGAAAGTATATGAATCTATATTAGATATTATTAGCAATACTGCTTATGGAGGAGTTCCTTACGAAGAAGCATGGAATATGTTTGGTGCTTTAGCTTGGGAATCTTTTGCAGACAAAGATGGTATTGGTAGTGAAGGGTGGAACAAAACACCATTTAATCCTAAAGCACATACTTTAAAAGATGGTGATTTATTAGCACTCGGTGTATTTCAATTAGACGTTAGACATTGGGGTGACCAAATAATGCGTAGCATGATAGACTTAGGTTACACAGATGATTTTAGTTTTAGTCCTACATTTTTAAAAGTAAAGAGAAATGATTGGAAAGCAAATGACCCTGACTTAGAAAGAAAGAAAAGAAATTTTGATGCAGCAGTAATGTGGATGCAAATGCCTGAAAATTTAAATGCTATATTGTCATGGGCTCAAGACCCAAACACATATGACTTACAAGTAAAGATAGCTCAAGAAGCTTTTATGGATAGAGAGAAACAAGGTGTATATGGTGGTGAAGCTTGGGATAGTTATAAGTATGGTCAAATAGATAAAGGTCATAATGTATTAGAACAACAGTATGGCTTCACAAAAGGGGACCAACCATTCTTACATGGTGTAGCTACTGATACAATGAATTTAGAAGATGGTAGAGAACTTAAAGAAAAATCAATATTAGATGGATTACTCAGACAATGAATGAAGAAGAATTAAGACAAATATTAGAAAAGTTTTTTAATCACACATTAGGTGTAAGTTATAAAAATCCATTAATGGTGTATGATACAAACTCTTTGTTATCTGTTGTAGGTAAAACAGTTGGTATTCCTAATGCACAACTTAAAACATTAAAGTTAATTATTGAGAAAGCACAAAAGACAGGAAGAATAAACGATAAGCTTGTTAAAGGTTTATATAAATCAATTGTAGAAACAGGAGGAGATTTACAGTTATCTTCTTTAATACTAGATAAAAGTAAACCAACAGCAGAAAGATTATCAAAAATATTACAGCTTGTATATTCACCTAGTTATAAAGGTTTACATAGAAACATGGTTAATTCAGGACCTGAAACAAATATGGATTTAAATCAAACACTACAAGATTTAGATGTAGTAGGTAGAACAAGACGTATGCCTGATGGTCCTACAGGTTTTGTACCTGCTTATACAAATGTATTAGCAGCAATTGCTGCAATGCAAAAAGGTTACATTGGAGCAGTACCTTATCGTAAAGTTATTAACACTATAGGTGGAAAGAATGTTATTAATGAATCACAATCTGATTTGTTTATTAAATCAGCAGAAGCTGCAGCAGATTTTTATGGTTTAAAGGTAGTCAATCCTAGTGGTGAAATAGATAAATTTAAAATGACTCTTGATAGATATAATGATATTTCAAGAATATTATACGTTGTGTTATCTGATGCAGAGCTTATGAAAAAATATGGATGGCAAGATTTATTAGACCCTGAAGTATTAGCAAAATTAAATAATGAATTAAAAAAAGAAATAGATAAATTAAAAGCAGAAACAAAAAATAAACCTGTATTAGATGTTAAAGGTCAAGGCATGATTAATGCTTTGAAAGAATGGAAAGCTTCACAACCTGATTCATGGTTTGGAAATACGCCAACAGTAATTAACTCAGGGCAAATGGGTGTAGAAGAAGCAGCATTAGAAATACATAATAGAAAAGGTTACAATACAGGTGGTACTGCACCTGCCGGATTTATTAATAACCCTGTAAGTAATCCTAAAGTATTTCCACAAAAAGGAAAAGAATATAATTTAACACCACTATATAAAAACGAAGGCGTTACACCGGGAGATAAAATAGATAGTGCAGAAGTTTATAAATATATTTATGAAAATGCTAGTGATGATTTTAAAAATCATATAAACAAGTTATCTGCTATGGGTTACGATGACGTAATGTTAAAGCTTGCTGAAACTTATATATTTGCTAAACCGTTGCCTAAAGATATATCAGGCAATGTAGAATATCAAAAAGGTTTTTCTGTTAAAAAAGGTAAAGCAGCAGAGTTTTCATTATCTAAACAAATAAATGTAGATGCAGCAGATTTAAATGTAATTATGATTAACAGTAACAACATAGATGAGTTGTCATTAAAAACTGCAATGTATGCAATGTATGGTGAATTTAAATTACCAAGAAATTTATTAGGTAAATATGCAGGTGGTGTAGATAATGTTATTAAAAGTTTTGATGTAGGTTTAATAGATAGAGAAAAGTTAATTGATAATCTAAGAAGAAAATCTACATTAAAAAGACCTTTAGAATATTGGGAAGCAGCAGCAGATAAACAAATTGCAGCAAAGAAAAATTTAATATCAGAAAATGATTTGTATGTAAACAATTGGGAAATAAAAGGACAAGGTGGAAGGAACAATACTTATGTAATTGACTTAGCTACTTTTAATCATCAGACTTTTGGAAACGCTATGGAAGAATATGTACAAGAACTTTTAGGTAAAGGTTATGTTATAACTAAAGTAGATGGACAACTTACAATTGTAAATAAAGATACAAACGCTAGTCAATTATTTCCTTCAGATAGCTCATATAAAATACACGTAACAGGTGATACCAATATTATTGGTGGATACTATAAAGACTTAGCACAAAGAATTGTGCAAGCATTAATTAGTCCTGATTTGTATTATGAACAGTTAGCTAAACCACAGATAATGAAACAGAATATGACAGGTGGTCCTGTAAAAGCTGACTATACCAAATCTCCTGTTGCTATAAATGATTACAATGTTATAAATAATGAACCTATGGAAAAGGTTATGACAGTTAAAGATGGTTCAACTATGAGACCTGATTACAATAATCCAAATGTAGTATCACAAGTAGAACAAATACGTAACGGTAATCAAAAAGGTTTCTTAATAAGAGAAGCAGACCTGTTAAAGAAATTGAATGTTCCTACTGTGGCAGAAGCTTTAAAAATATTAGAAACAAATCCTGAATTAAGATTAACTAACTTTGATGCAGGTCAAGAAACTAAAGTAAATATTGTAGGTTGGGATAAATTAGAACCATATAAGTTTGGTGAAACAGAAAGAATGAAAGATGGTAACTTTAAATTAGTTAATCCTAAAGAAGATTTTATAAAACGTTATACGGAGTTATTAGGTAACCCTACTGCTACATTTAAAAAATCTGCAAAATTAAATCCAACAACTAACCTGTGGGAAAAAGGTCCGGAAAAAGTATATGAAGCTCAAGGACAAATAGAGTATATACTTAATCAAGGTAAGGTTAGATACGATAAGTTTAAAAATAAAATAGAACCAAAACCATTTTGGCTATTAGAAGTAGGAGAAGTACTAAGTCCTGCAGCTAAAAAAGCAGAAGCTATTAACGAATCATTACGTGCAATAGAAGAATCACAATTACTTAATTCAAGATATTGGTCATATGGTCAAGACCCTAAAGCTCTAACACGTATAGGTAAACAAAACTATCCTGCATCAGTTCAAAACCTTTTTATAGTAGCCCCTGCATTAGAACCTTTGTTTATAGATTTGTATGCATTCTTAACTTCATATGAATTTGGTCCAAGAGATTTCAGTATGGAAAGATTAATGGCTAATTTAAATTCAGATGTATACATGGCTGAATCTTTACAGGAAATAGTTAATGCATTACTTGCTGATGATAACGGTCTTACTAATGCAGTAAAACCAATAGACATGAAGCAACTAGAAATAGCTAGAAAGAATAACTTCTTAGGAAAATTAGCTATGTTTTATAAAACAATGGGACATCATAACGCAGTATTAAATGCGTTAACATTAAACATTGCACAAGAATTAGCAAGTAGAGGTTACAACTTACAATCAAGCATGGAACAAGTACAACAATTCATGGAAGAAATATCTACTTTAGATGATTTAAAAAATAATAAAAAGCTAGAAGAAATTATGAACTCAACTTTAGGTAATCATCAAGAAGTGTTAGCAAGTAAGATATATGAAACTATAAATGCATTACACATGGCAGAATACGAAATGTTGTCTAAGTTTCCAGAAGCAACAGAACCTTACAAGTTGTTAAGAGCTATAGATAAAATTACAGGACAATTTGAAGATGCAGATATGCCGGTAGGTTTAGAACCTGAAGAGTTTGTAGACACGTTGGAAAGAATGGCTGAAGCAAAAGTTAGTGCAAATGAAGATTTATTTGATGCATTACTTAAATCATTTGAAGGTATAACAGGTGCAGATGCAGCAGACTTGCTAGAGTTTTATGAAGGGTTGCAAGAAACTTTTACAGAATGGGGAGACGAAGTTGTTAAGTATGGTGAGAACAGGCTTAAATACAAATGGATAAAAGAATTTGCTGAGCTTGTTAATGATATAGAAATGCAATTTACAAAGTCTGAAATGCAAGGACGTTCTCCACGTAATTTAACACCGGATGAAGATAATTATTTACTTGACCAAATGGAAAGATTAGAAAATCATGCTAAAAAACCTGAAGCAAAAACTTTTGAAAAAAGTTTAAAAGATGTAATGGATTCTATGGCTGATGATATTCCTGAAAATTTTTATAAGAACGTACTTGAATCTGCTATTGCACAAAGAAAGATATTTAAAAATATGGGAATATTTACTGACAATGCAGTAGACGCTTTTGCCGGACTACAAAGAATATTATATGAATGGTCAGGTTTTTATTTAGGTGAAAATTATTTAAGGATAGATAATCTATTTGGTGCAGAAGATAATGTTCATTATATGGGTAATGAAATAGAAAATTATGGTGATGAATTATATAAATCAAGAATGCTTACTGAAGAATTTGCATCTAATTTATTACCACATATATTTAAAGACGGATTAGAAAACTTTTTTGCTTCATCTCCTACAGCATTACAAGCGTTAATGATGAATGATACAAATATAAATCCTGCTATTCAGGATAAATTTATAAAAGCATTTACAGATGAGTATGGTGCAATTGTAATAAACAATAAAGCAATGAAGAACAGTATGCAAACAATACTACCTTTAATAGCTCAAGCATCTTTCGTAGACAACAATACATTTAAATTATTAATAGATGAAGTATATAGATTAACAGATAAAGGTGTACCACCTGAAGTAGATTTTAACAATACTAATAGTCTTAGAAAGTATATAACAGAAGTATCAGACCAACTATTATCAGGAGAAGCAGTACCAAATGTAGATAAAGGAGAAATGTCTAAGGCTATAAAAGAAGTATTTCCTGAAAATGATTATCCTGAATTGTGGAGAGTAATGACAGCAGACACTTGGAGTATGGATTGGATGATGATTGTTCTTGAAAGTAATTTAAAAAGATTAGCATTTCGTCCTGAAAATATAGAAAAAGTATTTAATGCAGAACTAGCAAAATTAGGAATAGGTGAAGAATTTAATTGGCAAGAATTTAAAAACAAGATAACTAAAGGTAATGTATTTAAATTGTTGACAGGCACAGGCGATACATTTGAGATAATGCCTGAAAGAGTAAGCGAAATTAAAAACACATCAAAGAAAAGATTAAGTGATTTAGTATTTGAATACAACAGAATGATGCGTGGTACAGGTGTACAATTTAAATTAGTATCTAATATTCCTGACAAATGGGATGTGAAAGCTAACCAAGGTAAAAACTTTAATCCATTTGTTGTTGCACCTTCAAAAGGAGCAGATGCTTTCTATCATATAGAGTTAGTATTAGCAGACAAGAATGTATCATTAGCTGAGGTTATGTCTAAAGAAGTAGCTATGGCTATAACACATTTACTAGAAGTAGAGCAACCTACAAACTTTGTAAACAATACAGGTCTTGATGGTAATCACAGTAACAGTACGTTACGTAACGGGTTTTTAAATTCATATCTATATGCTGACGCATTAAGTGAAGATATAAATATGGAAGCTTTATTAAAAGAAATGCAATTAGAAATAGAAAGTACAAGAGTATACTTTCAAAAAATTAAACAAGAAACATTAGCTAATGCAGCACCTGAAGATATAAGAAAACTAGAAATTACATTTGAGTATTTAGAAAATGGTTTAGAAGAATCATTCAAGATGGCTAATGCTAGAGCGTTATCATATGGAAGAGAGTTTGTAGCAGAAAAAGGAACTAAAACTTTCTATGGATTAGATGATGCTGGTGCTTTCCCATTAGCAAAATTAAAGATAGATAAAAAATTATTACTTGGTGGAAAAGCAAAATTAGATAACGCAGCTTTAATTACTACCTTTATTGCCCCTATCCAACTTAGAAATAAATCTTTAGATATAGAAGACATGAAGCAAATACAAGAAGTATTAAATAAAAAAGGTGTTAACTTTGAAATAGCACAATATGTAGATGTGTTATTAGATTTAACAGAACCTAAACTTGGTAGGAAAACAATAGACAATGCGTTGCAATTTGCTAATGAATTATACGATACTATATTTTTTGACAAAGATGATGGTTTGTTTAACCCTGCAAAAGTTGAGAGTAAAGAATTTCAAATATTAAAAGGGATGGATGAATTACATTTTATTAATATGAAACATAAATTTGACCAAGGTATTAATATAGCAAACTTACCACAGATACCTAATACTCCTGATAACAAACAATTACAGGAATTTTTTCAAGGTACTTATAACATATATGAATCTACATTTAATGACATGAGAGCTGACGAGTTTTACAATAATGGAACTATAGGACAATGGTGGGATGACACTATAGAGAAATATAAAATAATAAATGATAGGTCAGTTACACCTCCAATAGGACCTGCAGACGCTACTAACTTTAAAGACTTTGGTGGAATGTTCTTAATGCAATTTGCTAAAGATTCACAAGAAGGATTAATAAACGATTTGTATCAGGGAACAGGAATAGAACGAACATACGCTAGAGAAATGCAACAAATAACTTCTCATTTAAGAAAATTAAACATTCCGGGTTCAGAAATTGTTCCATATATTGGTAAAGAATTAGCAAACCGTGGACCTGTAGGTTGGCAAACAATACAACCTAAGGGTGAACCAATACGGTTAGGTCCGCCTAAAGGTCCAAGTGACTTAGTGTTACGTAATAAGTTTTCTTTATTGTATGACGATAGTAAACCTGCATTAGTTAGAGGTCCTAACTTTGGTGAAGGTGACCCATTTAAAGATGCATTTAGAGGTGCACCATTTAAAAAAGTAAAACAACCAAGAGACTTTCGTGTGTTAAAAAACATAGTAGATGGAGCACGGAACGTTAGATATAGTAGAGCTAAGTATCAATGGAATACAGGTAGAGGTAAGCAATTAACACATTATACAGGTGCAGGTCCTCAATCATCTATAGTTCCTTATGAAAAAATAAATCCTTTTAAAAGATATTTTAGAAATTTAAGAACACTTACTGAGTTACCGTACTTTTATAATAAGCATGCAGGTAAAGCAGGTCCAAGAATGTATGTTGGTTATTATTTATCAGCACCTGTTTATGCATCTGATACTGACCCTAAAGTAATTAAACAAAGAAAATGGAAAGTATTAGGTATGCCTGTAAAACCGGGAGTTGAATTTAACGCAGCAGATTTTGAGGATTGGTATAGAAATACTAAAACACAATACTTAAAACAAAACTTAGTAGCTAGACCTAAACAAGCTTACCGTAAACTTATGCACGCTGCCTTTGCAGCAGATATAGTGTATGCTTTTAATGCATACGGTAAAGATACTGTAGGTATGTCATACGAAGAATTTATTGAGCATGCATACACACAACCCGGACAAGAAATAATACATAAAATATTTTATCCTATACAAAAAATTATGGAATCACCAACTAAAGCAAAAGAAAATTTACAAAAGAAAAGATTAAAACTAGAACAAGATTTAAATAGTGGCGTTATAAATCAAGCTACATACAATACTAAAAGTGCCGTATACAATACAGCAGAAGAACAATACACAAGTTCTGAAAATATAGTTAGAGTTGTTGGTAATATTTTTGAAGGTCTTATGGAAGGTGGTCCAAGAAATATTGGTAGGCAATTAGAACAAGCAAGACAATCTAGCGAGTTAATTGCAGAAAATTATAAAGCAGAAACAGAAGAAGAATGGTTAGCTAACATACAGAAAAGCTACACAGACCTAGCAAATACTAAACACATGACTTATAATTATAGTCAAGATTGGTATAGTGGAGGTAGAAGGTTCGTTAATAGAATGATGCGTAAATTAGATATGTTTAACAAAGATAAAGATGCACGTTTAGATGATACAGAGTATGAGTTTGAAAGTGCACGTGATATATATACAATACCGGGAGGTCTTAAATGAAAAAGAAATTTCCTTTAATGTACAAAGGACCTATGATAGATGGACATACAGCACCACCAACTAAGGACCCTAATGTAGGTAAGAGTGGATATCATCCTGTATTAAGTAAGACACCTACTAATCCTAATAGTATTTTGTATAGAAAAGGTAACGTGTTTTATGTTGTATTTACAACAACTATAGAAGGTACAGAGGTAGCTGCATTCTTTGAATACACAGACCCTAATGGTCCTGCTGTAGGTGAAGAAGTACAATTCCAAGATGGCACAGCATCAATGGTACAATCTTTAAAAGTATTTGATGGTAGTAGTTTAAGTGATGACTTTATAGCATCTTCAATTAACTTAGGAAGAATGAATGAGTTACCGTCAGCATATTTAAATCAAAGAGGTTTTGACCCATTTGATTTAATGAATGTACAAGCAGAAAAGTTTATAAAGAAATGGGGACAGTATCTTACTCCTGAGTATGATGCGGTATTAGATATAGTATTTCAATCTGCAATTGCAGGTAAAGAGATTAATAGACAATCAATACAAGATGCATTACCTCCGGGTACAGAGTTTAATTTTAATTTATTAGATTACACTAACGCAAAACTAACAGGTCCGGGTGCATTAGCAGCATGGGAAGATTCACAAGAAACAATATTAGATTCTGTGTTAGCAGATTATGCAGGTAATTTTAAATTTGATAACCCTGATATATATGCAAATATAAAAGCATTATGGGTTGAAGGTAATATACAAAACGAAGCGATATTAAAAAACATAGTAGAAAAAATGTTTATGGATAAAGATTTAGGTTCAGACTTTAATGAATACTTTGATAGTATTAAAGGTGATATCTATGGTAATAACACTACTTTCCTTGCAGAGGTAACAAAAAATGCAGCAGATGTTAATACTCAAATAGATAATATTGTTGGTGGATTTGCCGGACAGCAAATTAAAAATGACAAAACTAAAATGTTAGAGTTTCAAAGTATGTATGATACAGCAGAAGGTAAAGCAAAAGTTAAAGATGAGTTACAACAGATATGGGATGCAGGTGCTCCTGATGAATTAAAAGGTAGCAATTCTTATACTCAGTATCTACAATTTAATCAAGCTATGTTAACTAATCAAGGTAGACAAATGCCTATATCAAATAGTAAATTTGATTCATATAAATATTTAAGCTATGGAGATATGTTATCTCAATCTAGAAAAGAAGGTATAGAAGAAGGTAATCAATATACTAAGAATATATTAAATCAAGCTATAGGTAGAAAACTAGGCGACAGTAAATACGAGGAGAAATTTTAATGGCAAGTCCAATAACTAATGAAGATGTAGATAGTCAATTTATTTATACAGATGAACCGGGTAGTGCATTTGATACTGTAGTTTATTTAACAGATAACGAAGGCAATACAAGAACAGCAGGAAGCAATGTAGAGTTAAAAGATTTATTAGATGCAGGATATAGTGCTGTAAGTAAAGCTACATTTACAAGAACACAATCAGGTACAGATAATAAGGGAAATA